ACCATGAACGCTATGGGATTGGTTAGAGCAAAGCGTGTAGCAACAGCATTTATGATGGTTAAACGTGAGGTGTTTGAAACCCTACGTGACAAGCATCCTGAGTGGGAATACAAAGATCAACGTGCGGGTAAGACGTTGTTTTCGTTCTTTGATTTCAAGTCAACACCAGAAGGTTACATGGGGGAAGACTTTTTGTTCTGTGATCGTGCAAGAGAAGAAGGTTACGAAGTATGGATTGACCCAACAATTAAGTTAGGTCATATGGGTGTTCAAGAATATGAGGGTGATTTTGGCAATGACATTCTTTACCCAATGTTTCAACCTGCAGAACTTAAAGTAGCAAATGGCTAAGTCTCCGGCATGGACTCGCAAAGAAGGCAAAAACCCCAAGGGCGGTTTGAACGCCAAAGGCCGAGCCTCCTACAACGCAGCCAATCCGGGGAAACCGGGGTTAAAAGCTCCACAACCAGAAGGTGGCAGTCGCAAGGATTCCTTTTGTGCAAGAATGACCGGTATGAAGAAGAAGTTGACGAGCGCGAAGACGGCAAATGACCCGGATTCACGCATTAATAAATCTTTACGCCAATGGAAATGTTAAATGGAAACCCACGACGTTAAAGTAATGGCTGATGGTGCTGCCTTAACGGTAGGTTTAAGTAACATTATGCAGTGGTTACCGCCGATTGTAACTTTTATAAGTAGTATTGTGGTATTACTTTATATGCTTGTTAGACTTTGGGAAACCGAAACTGTTAGAAACTTATTTAAACGGCAGAAAAAATAATGCCCTCCGTATCTAAGAAACAACATAATTTTATGGCAGCAATTGCACATAACCCGTCATTTGCTAAAAAAGTAGGTGTAGCTCAATCTGTGGGTCAGGATTTTTCTAAAGCCGATAAAGGCAAAACTTTTTCAAGAGGTGGTGATATGAAAGAATCAAAAGAAATGGTTAAGAAAGAAGTGTCTTTTTTTAAGAAGAAAGGCGCTCCTGCTTCTATGGTTAAACATGAAGAAGCAGAAATGAAAGGTATGAAAAAAGGCGGTAAGGTTAAGCGCTATAACGGTGAGGAAGATAGTGAAGTAGACTACGATAAAGACAGCAATCCAGAATCCCAAAAAGTTTATAGCAGCACTATGAATCAACGCGAAGAAATGCCCGTAGAAGAAAAGAAAGAAACTAAATCAAAAGTTAAAACTAAATCCAAAGAAAAAGCCGAAGATACAGGGGCTGTAACTTTTAATCGTAAATTAATGGGTCAAGGTGCGGCTCGTCGTGCTAGTAAGGATAATTCAGGTGTTATGCCTAATGAACCTAAAGCATCAACTTTTAGCCAAAGATTAATGAACCAAGGATCAGCTCGTCGTGCGGAAAAAGATATGGGCATGAAAAAAGGCGGCATGGCCAAACGCTCAGAAAAAGATGTTGCCAAAGACCAGCAAAAAATGAGTAACATGGCTACATATGCGCGTGGCGGTGGTATTGAGTCCCGTGGCAAAACCAAAGGTACTATGGTTAAGATGGCAACTGGCGGTGTAGTTAAGTTTGCTCGTGGTGGCGGTATTGAGTCACGCGGTAAAACCCGCGGCAAGATGTGCTAAATGCTACCCTCTCGCGGAATGGGGGCAATTGCCCCCTCTAAAGTCCCCAAAACGACTAAAAAACGTGATGGGGATGAACCCGTTAGGCTGTACAAAAAAGGTGGTGGGGTTAATGCTGCAGGGAACTACACTAAGCCTAGTCTTCGTAAACGTATTGTTTCACAGGTTAAAGCCGCAGCAACACACGGCACCGGCGCGGGGCAATGGTCAGCTCGTAAAGCGCAATTAGTAGCAAAGAAGTATAAGGCGGCTGGTGGAGGGTATAAAGATTGAAAGCACCACAACAGTCCCTAAAGGCTTGGGGAGATCAAAAGTGGCGCACTAAGTCTGGTAAGCCATCAAGTAAGACGGGAGAACGGTATCTCCCGGAAGCAGCAATTAAAAGTCTTAGCCCTGCTGAGTATGCCGCAACAACCAAGGCAAAAAGAGCAGGTAAAGCAAAAGGTAAACAGTTTGTAGCCCAACCAAAAAGCATCGCAACAAAGACAGCGAGATTTAGATAATGGCTTATAAGACCACAGATACGACATCGTTCAACCTTGACCTTAATAACTTGGTCGAGGAAGCGTTTGAGCGTTGCGGTGCGGAACTGCGGTCTGGCTATGATATGCGGACTGCAAGACGTTCGCTAAACCTACTTACTATGGAGTGGGCTAACCGTGGTATTAACCTGTGGACTATTGAGCAAGGCCAGCAAGTTTTAACCTACCAACAAATTGCCTATAACTTACCCGTTGATACTATTGATCTTCTTGACCACGTGATACGTACAGGCACGGGGCAGAACCAAACTGACATTAACATCACGCGTATTAGCGTTTCCACGTACGCTACTATCCCTAACAAAAATGCTGAAGGTAGACCTATCCAAGTATGGATTCAGCGTTTGACGGGGGCCACAAATTCAACAGGAACGGTTGTTTACCCTAAGATACATGTATGGCCTACTCCCGACAACAGCCAGACCTACACGTTCGTTTACTGGCGTTTAAGACGCATCCAAGATGCGGGTAATGGTATCAACGGGCAAGATATACCGTTTAGGTTTATGCCGTGTATGGTTGCGGGGTTAGCAAGCCACTTATCTATGAAGTTACCAAATGTTGACCCCAACAGAATTATGATGTTGAAAGCAGATTACGAGCAGCAGTTTCAGCTTGCCGCAGATGAAGACAGGGAAAAAGCAGCTATACGTTTTGTGCCAAGACAGATGTTTATAGGGTGATGCCATGCCGAATAGATTTGCTTCCGGCAAAAATTCGATTGCAGAGTGTGACCGATGCGGGTTTAGGTATAAACTAACACAGTTGCAGACGTTGATTATTAAGACAAAGAACGTGCCGATTAAGGTGTGTCCTGAATGTTGGGAACAAGATCATCCTCAGTTACAATTAGGTATGTATCCGGTTGATGATCCGCAAGCAGTAAGAGAACCAAGACCGGATGTGAGTTACGTAACATCTGGTAACAGTGGGCTACAAATTAATCCTACTGGAACAGGGCCTCTGGCAAATGGAACGCCTGAAGGCGGTAGTCGTATATTTGAATGGGGTTGGAATCCCGTTGGTGGGTCTAGAGCAAATGATGATGGTTTAACACCAAACGTCTTAGCCTTAAGCATATCAATTGGAACTGTCACAGTAGCTGTTACTTAGGAGATATATAATGGATCGCAAAGAAGTTAAACAAATCGCTGATAAAGAAGTTAAAGTTCACGAGAAGAAACTGCACGGCATGAAAAAAGGCGGCATCACTTCAATGGACGCTAAAAAGTATGGGCGTAACTTAGCTCGTGCAATGAACCAGAAATCTGGAAGGGGTCGATAATGTCTAACGACAAATTTGAGTTTTTTAGTTGGAGCGATCAGCCTATTGGTAAATACAAGCAGCCAAAGCCCAATACTGAAGGCACTGGTGAAAACGGCTACCCACAGACCGATGTTAAAACTACGGGCGTTGAAACTCGTGGTAATGGCGCGGCTACCAAAGGCACTAAAGCATACGGCCCAATGGCTTAAGGATAGACTGTGAACTACAGTACGTTGTTTGAAGACATCAAGGGTTACCTTGAAAACGATTTTCCAGCGACTTCTTTTACGAATAGCGCAGGGACAGGCACGACTACAATTACTAGCACTGAGCAGATAAACACCTTTATCACTCAAGCCGAACAACGTATATTCAACACGGTTCAATTCCCATCGTTGCGTAAAAACGTAACCGGAACGGTCACAACTAATAATAAGTATTTATCTGCCCCGAACGATTTTCTAGCTTCATATTCTTTAGCTGTTGTGGATGCTACTGGGGCATATAGTTTCTTGCTTAACAAAGATGTTAACTTTATACGTGAAGCCTACCCAACGCCTACGGATACCGGATTGCCACAGCATTATGCTTTGTTTGGCCCAAATTCCACGTATCCAACAGAACTGTCGTTTATTCTTGGCCCGACTCCAGATGCTACTTACACGGTAGAGCTGCACTACTTCTTCTACCCAGAGAGCATTACAACTGCTAACACATCTTGGCTAGGCGATAACTTTGACTCAGTGTTACTGTATGGATCATTAGTTGAAGGCTACACGTTTATGAAAGGTGAGCCTGACGTTATTGCTTTTTACGACAAGAAGTATCAGGATGCCTTAATGTTAGCCAAACGCTTGGGTGACGGACTTGAGCGCGGTGATGCTTACCGTGATGGTCAGGCAAAGGTTCCGGTGAACTAATGAAAACTTGCAGAAAATGCAATGTAGATAAAGAAATTAGCATGTTCCATAAGGGGAACAACCCTGATGGGTATCGCACTTGGTGTAAACCTTGTGTGTCTACTTACAAAAAGCAATACAAAATAGATAACGCTGAACGGATAAAAAAAGTTCAACAAGTATATAATGCAGTTCAGTATCCATTACGAAAAACGTATTTTCAACAAAGATACCTAGCCCAAAAGCAAAAAATGGATGCCGCAAATAAAGCGTATAGAAAAGCAAATTTGGACAAACATGCTGCAAAAGAAACCAAACGTAGAGCCGCAAAACTTAGTCGTACACCCGCATGGCTTACTGCCGATGACCGCTGGATGATTGAGCAGGTTTATGAGTTAGCTGCATTACGTACAAAAATGTTTGGTTTTTATTGGGAAGTTGACCACGTTTTACCATTACAAGGAAAAATTGTTTCTGGGTTGCATGTACTTACAAATTTGCAAGTTATCCCTGCAACTTTAAACAGACAAAAAAATAACCGGTATGAGGTGCCACTTTGAGTTTTACAGGAAACTACACTTGTACGGTGTTTAAAACGGGGCTGTTAAGCGGAACCTATAACTTTAATACCGGCACATCAGATGTGTTTAAGATTGCGCTATACACAAACCTAGCCACTTTAAACGCATCTACTGCGGTGTATACAACTGATGGCGAAGTGTCTGCAACAGGGTATACTGCGGGGGGTAGCATATTAACGGTTACTCCAGTGCCTACGGTTGGCGCTTCTGGAACAACTGCATACATTTCGTTTTCTAATGTGTCTTGGACAATGGCTACCACAGCCAGAGGCGCGTTAATTTACAAATACGGTGGGACTAACCCAACGGTGTGTGTTTTAGACTTTGGTGCTGACAAGACATCTACAAACACATTTACCGTTCAGTTTCCTGCTGCTACTAACACATCAGCCATCATTAGACTTGCATAGGAGTTCAAATTGATTACGACAACTAAAGGCGATATGGATGAATCCTTGCTAGAGAAGCGCGAGGGGTCTGTTGACAACGATAACGAAATGACTACGTGGGTTGAATATTGGTTAGATGGTGAGCTAGTTCACCGTTCGGTACATGTCACTCTTAAAAAAGTGCCATCTTTTGCGGGTGCTGAACTCGCTTCTATTGGGTAAAAGGAAATATCATGGCAAACACACAAAGCATGTGTACGTCGTTTATGTCTGAGTTAATGCTAGGTCAGCATCAGCTTGGTACGTCTACGATCGTATCCAGAGGCAGTTTAACGGCTCCAACAACCGATACGGTTAAGGCGGCTCTATATTTAGTTTCGGCTACCATTAATGCAGCCACTACAGCTTATACAGTTACTGGTGAAGTTTCCGGAACAAACTATTCTGCGGGCGGTGTAACGGTAACGAATGCTACGGCTCCTACGTCAACTAACGCTTCTGCAACTGCGGGCGTGGCTTACTGGACTCCATCGGCTTCGATTACTTACACAACAGTAACTTTGGCTACTGCGTTTGATACAGTTTTGCTTTATAACTCAACTCAGTCAAACAAAGCGATCTCTGTTCACACATTTGGTTCACAGACTGTAACCGCAGGTACGTTTACATTAACTATGCCTTCTAATACCACCACGACCGCATTGTTGCGCTTGTCAACCACCTAAAGGGTGAATCATGGCGGGATGGGGGCTAGGAGCTTGGAGTTCCGGTAGTTGGGGCTATGGCGAAACCATCCTTACCGGCAATAATGCGGCTGGTGCTGTAGGTAGTGTAACGCAAAGTAGAACCGTAGCTCTTACAGGAGTTGCGGGGTCAGGGGCAGTAGGAACAGCAACAGCCACAATAACTGTTGCACTAACAGGTGTAGCAGCAAGTGGTAATGTAGGAACTGTAGTTCAAAGTAAATTTGTAGCGTTGACCGGAGTAGTAAGTAGTGGAGTTTTAGGAACAGTAATACCTAGCAGTTCAGAATTGGAAGATGGCGATGTAGCAACAGGAACAGTAGGAACAGTAGCTCCAACATTGACGTTGGCTTTAACGGGGGTTGCAGGGTCTGGTGCTGTAGGAACGGTAACGCATAGCAAGACTGCCGATTTAACTGGTAACGCGGCAACAGGTTTAGTAGGGACAGTAGGTGTTAGTGTGTCTTCAGTAATTACTGGAAATGCAGCAACAGGAAGCGTTGGGGATGTAATTGCGGTTTATTGGAAGCCAATACCTGACGATACTAATGCAAACTGGCAGAATATTACTGGCGAACCTAGCACTACTTGGAGTAATTTAGGAACAAATGCGCCAGCAAACTGGCAAGAAGTTGAAACAGTTTAAAAGGAAAATAGCATGGCATCTACCTACTCAACAAATTTGGCAATCGAACTCATCGGAACCGGCGAACAGTCTGGAACATGGGGTGTAACCACCAACACTAACCTTGGCACGTTGCTAGAGCAAGCCATCAGCGGTTATGTAACCCAAGCTATTACAGACGGTTCAGGTGCAAACACCACGATTACAATCCCCAACGGCGCTACCGGTGTAGCCCGTAATATGTTCATTGAGATGACGGGTGCGTTGACGTTCTCAACGACTAGCTTGATTGTTCCCGCTAATAAGAAGCTCTACTTCATCTACAACAACACTACCGGCGGTTTTGCAGTAACGGTTAAGGTTTCAGGTCAGACCGGTGTATCTGTGCCAAACGGCAAGAAGGTTATCTTAGTCAGCAACGGCACTGATATTGTTAATGCTGAGAACTACATTGCGTCTTTGTCTGTAGGTGCTTTAACATCTGGGCGTGTTCCATACGCTGGAACTTCTGGTTTATTGCAAGATTCAGCCAACTTAACATTCAACGGAACGACATTAACTGCAAATACTATTGGTGCGTTTACCTTAAGTGGTACGATAGCAGGTGGTGGCAATCAGATTAATAACGTAATTATAGGAACTTCTACACCACTAGCAGGTTCATTTACTTCTATTACAGGCACTTCAATTACCGACTCAGGCTTGACCTCTGGGCGTGTGACTTATGCCACTACAGCAGGTCTTTTAACTGACTCAGCTAACCTACTCTACTCTGGCACTGATTTGACTGTATACGGTCTAACAGTCGGGCGTGGTTTAGGCGCTGTGTCTACAAATACGGCGGTTGGTGCTAGTGCGTTGGCTGCTAATACGAGTGGGGCTAACAACACCGCTGTTGGTTATCAAGCAGCCCTTTCAACCACCACACCGGAGGGTATGACCGCAGTTGGCTCGTTGGCGGCGCGAACCAATACAACGGGCGGTAGTGTTACGGCAGTCGGTCACTACACCCTTTACAGCAACACAACAGGCGATAGCAACACTGGAGTAGGTCGTTCCGCGCTTCAAACAAACAGCACCGGAGCCAACAATACAGCCATTGGTCGTGACGCTTTAATTTCCAACACCACCGCATCTAACGGAACTGCCGTTGGATATCAAGCAGGATACAGCAATGTAACAGGCGCTAGTAATGTATTTTTAGGTAGTGGTGCTGGATATACATTCAACAATGCAAATAGTCAATACGGCGATGTTTATGTTGGATACCAAGCAGGATATTCAACAAGCACTGGATATAGCAATGTATTTATAGGCGGGCGTGCAGGTTATTCCAATACCACTGCTTATGGAAGTGTTGCCGTAGGTGATAGAGCGTTAAATGCAAACACAACTGGCACTTTTAATGTTGCGCTCGGAATAAATGCACTATATGCAAATACGACTGCGGCTAGTAATGTTGGCATTGGTTCTTATGCTTTAACAGCAAATAGTACTGGCGCTTCCAATACCGCGCTCGGAAATGAAGCATTAAAAGCAAACACCACCGCATCCTACAACACAGCAGTCGGATATCAAGCAGGATACAGTCATCAGAATGTAGGCTATAACACTTTTGTTGGCTATCAAGCAGGATATGCAGATACTGGTGGACAACAAACTGCTTTAGGTTATCAAGCATTAAAAAATGCAACATCAGGTAATAGCACTGCTTTAGGTCAACAGGCTTTATTTTCAAATACTACAGGAACTAACACGGCGGTCGGTAATGCTGCATTGTATTATAATACTACCGGTTCTGCTAATACCGCAGTTGGTGGACAAATAGGATTACTAGCCGCATTAAAACAAAATACCACTGGCGATAATAACGCGGCTTTTGCGACAGGCGCTTTAGGAAACAATACAACTGGCTCGTCTAATGTTGCCCTTGGTGTTGGTTCTCTTTATACAAATACCACTGCCTCTAACAATACTTCTGTCGGATATTATGCGCTTTACAACAACACCACCGCATCTGCCAACACAGCAGTGGGGTATCAATCTTTATACTCAAATGTTGCGGGTCAACAAAACACAGCAATCGGTCACCTTGCTCTATACGCAAGCACATCAGCAACTCTTACTAACACATGGAACACAGCAGTTGGTTCGTATGCAGGTCAAAATACTACAAGCGGCATAACAAATACTGCAATTGGCGGTAATGCGCTTACAACA